TGTATTGGATGTTTTTAGTGATACCTAACGCGCTGCCTTGGGAATAAGCGTCGATGTTAGCTCCTAAGAAAATGAAGTCCCAACCTCGGGTTGTATAGGACTCAACTAGAGCTCTAATTGAAACTTGATCGTACACTTTAGATGAATAGTCTTCCCCATCTGTTAGCACTACCACGATAACTTTGTCAGCCCATTCTTCAGTAGAAATACGCTGCGATTCTGTGGTGATTAACTTACCTAGTGAGTCCTGTAGGGCAGTAGCGCCTCTAGGTTTGACTTGAGCTTTAGTGATGTCTTTGGTAGTGCTCAAGGGTTCGGCCTTAAGTACGTACTCAAATCTGTCGTCAAAGATAGCCAGCGTAACTCGGGCCGAACCTTCTAGTTTACGTTGGGAGTCAATAAAGTTGTTGTATCCAGCTACGGATTCGTTAATCATTGACGACATTGATCCGGAGCGATCAATAAGACAAAGAATTTCGGTGTTCATAGTTATGCGAGTAGAGATTTGGGACATTCATCTCCTTTTAGAGTTACCTTAAATCCTAAGTTGGCGGCTTCGTGAAACACGATAATACCTTCGGGATCGTCAAAACCAGGTGCAGCTATGCTACCTTGTTCGCGCAGTTGGTTTAAACAAGACTTAATAGCTACTTCAGAAAAAGGGCCGTCGTATAGTGCCCAACGTCGGGTGTTAAACAAACTGAAGCGTTTTTCTCCTTTAGGTAAACCATAGCCGCGTTGTATGCCTGACCCCCCCACCATTCGCCATAGTGCCGACCAGGTCCAAGCAATAGTAGCTCGTCACGGTTTTTTTCTACCCAAGCTGCAAAAGCAAAGTTGTCGTTGCCCGGAAAGATCCAGCGATTACGACTACCCGCAACAATTGAGCTGAGATCTTCGCTAATCCTAATTTGAGCATTGGTACCATCTATTTTTTCACTAATGATTGTATTCCGGTTTAGTCGAGGCATTTTACTGAAAGGTACAAAAGCTTCAGTTTCTAGCATTTTGATTGAGTAGTGCTTACGGTTTGCTTTGTTTTGGTTGCCGCCATTCAAAATAGTAAGTGTTTGGTGTGTTCAAGCTCAGTTATTGCTTTTTGCTCAGGTGACGGAAGTTTGTACACCCCATTTCCAGTCAGCTTTGGCTCTCAAAGCTACACCTTGGAACTTCTTTAGGGTCTGTAAGACTTACTGCCCAATCTAGAGGGTAGCGTTCTGGTTCTGTTTTAGTTTTCTGTGGTAATAAAGATATTACCTGTTTCAGTAATGAGGCCTTCACCGGCTTCGCTGATCATAGGTACACCGGCACCAAGATCACCAGTAAATGTAACTTGATATGCGATAAAGTGATTTATGAGTGTATTTTGTAAAGGATTAACTAATAATCTAACCTTACCATCTAACACATCCATATCATACTGTACTAACCAACTACCTACATTAGTAACACCATATATGGTATACTTTGTATCCGATAAATCGTTGTATATCTGTGCACCTATTAAAGCCTGCTGACTATCATTATTATCATTGCGATATGATTTTATTTGAAGCAAGCATTGTGTGAATTCGTCTGCAGGGTATTCCCATATGACTTGTTCAGGTGTATCATTTAACGTAACAGCACTAGCGATTTGGCTGTTCGTTTGCTGCATTAGTATGAAGTTATTATTAATTTTTTGGAACGCTGTACGTAGTGGATCGCCCTCGCCGTCGTTCGGTAAACCCCCTACATTTACAAGTTGAATAGCCATAATCTGGACTCCTAATAGTATTTATCAGATCGGGACAAGATAAATAATTGTATGTGGATAATCAACTGGTTACCTGAGTTCGTAGTCCATCTCATATTCCTAGCAGGTATTGTTGGAACCATTGCTGGTTTCGTATTAGGTTTTATACCCTTTATTAGCAAATATAAACTTCCAATACAAATCATAAGTCTGCTACTATTAAGTTTAGGCGTATACCTCGAGTGGAGTTTAGCAGAGAAGGCTAAATGGGAGTTACGTGTAAAAGAGATGGAAGCAAAAGTCGCTGAAGCACAAGCCAAAGCGGCAGTTGTCAATACAGAGATAGTAGAAAAGATAGTTACAGAGAAAGAATACATCAAAGTCAAGGGTGCTAAGGTCATAGAATATATAGATAGAGAAGTAAAAGTATTTGATGAGAATTGTACTGTGCCTGAAGTAGCAATCAAAGCACATGATATGTCAGCAAGCAATGAAGCACCACCAGAGAACACTATAACAGTGATCAAGCAGGAAGAGGCACCAAAGTGAAAAATATACTACTATTTTGCGTTATCACTTTATTAGCGGGATGCTCTACTACTGTGCCTGTTACAGCTAAATTTCCAGAAGCCCCAGAAATACTATTAGTAGAATGTGATCAACTAGATAAGATCGGTAAAGATAAGGTCTATTTCAGCGAGTTCCTAAAGACTGTTGTAGGTAACTATAACAAGTATCATATGTGCGCTGCTCAAAACGCTGCTTGGAAAGAATGGTATCACAAGCAAAAAGAAATATTTGATAGTATCAGTGCTGACAAGTAAAAAACTCTTTTACCTTACCTGCAACAAACTCAACTTCGCTATCAGTCAACTCTGGATAGATAGGCAGACTCAATAAACCTCTAGTCAAGTTCACACTTACACTCAACATATCAGGCTTGCTATAGATGTGTCTAGCCAACGGCAATTCGCTTAGTGCTTGAGAATAGTGTATCTTAGTCTCTATACCTGCATCAGTTAGATATTGTTGTAGTTCATTTCTTTTATCTGTATAGATAACAAACTTTTGATCCGCATGCACTAAATGATCTCGGCTAAGACAGCGTACATTTATATGTTTAAATTCATCCAAATAGTAATGACGAATTTCTTTACGACGCCATTGCCATTTGTCAATATAGTTTGCTCTTACAGACAAATGTGCGCAATCTAGTTCGCTCATTCTGCTGTTGGTCCCCGCATTATCGTGTTCTGGCTTACCATTACTACGGTAACTATAAGCAAATTCATACAACTCACGGTCATTAGTTACTATAGCACCGCCATTACCACTAGCAGGTAAGTTTTTAGTTGGATCAAAACTGATTGCCATGCCGGCACCTATATTATCAGCAACAAGCCAATGCTGTGCACCATCTACTACATCATTATAATTATGTCCGGTGATAGCCTGTAATGTTGGGTTGGCACCGTAGAGTCCTACATTACATGAAAACTTAGTGAAGTTTTGTAATAGATTCTCGTTATCTGGCTGCATCAATCCATTTTTATCTGTATCGACTAGTTCAATAACAAATCCTGCTTTCATGAAAGCATTTAATGTAGCAACATATGTGATATTGGGTATCCGTACTACGGGCGGATAATCATGATTATCGTCAGATGTTTTGCGTATCCACTTAGCGATTATTTCTAATGCTTGTGTACCGCTATGTACAGTCAACACGAAGGCAGCGTTGGTACGCATTCCTAACCATGTCTCAAATGCTGATGTATAACCAGCATTCATCAGATTGCCACTGCGCAATACTAAATCAGTGGCTTCTAATAACTCAGCTTTAAGATTTTTATATTGTCTTGCTAGACCAAAATGGGGAACCATTTAGCCACTCATAATATTTCTGAAAACCTTCTTCAACATCAACTTTTGGGTTGAAGCCAAAGTCTTGTTTTGCTCTATCAATGTTCAACGCACCGCGACTAGGAAAATCTTTATCTTTATCTAAGATTTGAATCTCTCCCTTTCCTACAATATGAAGTGCTAATTTAGCAGCATCCAATAAGGTACGACTGTGGCTTTTAGTAATGTTATATGTTTTATTATTTGTATTATTGCTGAGTGCTGCAGCCACGATACCATCAGCAGCATCATCCACATAAGTAAAATCAAGTAATTCATTAGAACCATTAACTTTAAGTGTCCCGCCTCGCATAGCAGTCAATAAGAATTTACTGATGACGCGGTCTTCTACATCATATGGTCCATACACAGCACTAGGGCGCAAAATGGTATGAGTAAGATTATAGTTTCTTGTATAATCTCTTGTTAACCATTCTCCGGCAAGTTTCATGATGCCATATTGCCCTTGAGGATTACATACAGCATCTTCGGTCACATCGTTCGTGAAATCCCCATATACCATGCTGCTACTAATATAAACAAATTTCTGAACATTGCTTTGTCTACTGAGTTCTAATAAGTTAAGCAGACCTTCACTCATAGTTTTACTGCCTAAGACCGGATCTTTATTTACAACTTTTTGTCTAGGAAAACTCGCTAAATGTATTACTATTTCAGGTGCTTGAGTTTGAAACAGTTGTTCCATTTTAAATCTATCTGAGATATCATATTTGAATAACATTAGTCCTGCAATTTTTTTAGACCTTTCAGCCATTAAGTAGTCTAATTCATCTTGAGGAATAATACCATAATTTGTTTTAGTATCAACTACTATCACATTGTGTCCCAATTGTTTTAATTTTAAAACAACATTGTGACCTATCAATCCTAAACCACCTGTTACTAAGATGTTACTCATATTTTAATTTCCAGTATGTTAATGCTTGCCCATCTAGCCAAGCATGTATCGTATAAACATATCCAAAACTAGTGGGATCAATTTGTCTACGCCACATAGGTTTTTCTACGCTATTTTCCATGACCCATTTGCCTGCTTCAGTTTGTTGCCATTTCCAAATAGGCTCGGCGACGAAAAGATCAGGATCTTCAACATCACCCATGTATATTTTATGTGCTACTACTTCTTGTGCCATGTTATACTGCCATCTTAGCTTTTATACTATCATGGCTTTGATAATCAATCAACTTGATATCGTCCATAGTAAACTTATCGATATCTTTGATTTCTGGGTTCAACCACAGTGTGGGTTGTGGGTACGCCTCACGGCGTAATTGTTCGTTCACTTGTTCAACATGATCACTATAGATATGGGTATCGCCCGTTGATATTATAAGTTCGCCAATCTTAAGATCACAAACTTGCGCAATCATATGCGTAAGTAAGGCATAACTTGCTATGTTGAATGGCAAACCCAGAAATACATCTACACTACGCTGATACATATGGCAACTCAATTCTTTGTTTTTGCTTACATAGAATTGACTCATTACATGACACGGCGGTAGTGCCATTTGATCTAATTCACCTACGTTCCATGCTGATAGTATATGTCTGCGACCGTTAGGATTATTCTTAAGTCCTTCAATCAACTCTTTTACTTGATCTATTTGCTTCCAGTCTGTGGCGGCACGTTTATAACCTGGTTCCCATGTCTTACCAAAGTCGCACTTTAGATTGTGCTTGTTCCAACTACGCCATTGAACACCATATACACGACCTAGATCACCTTCAAACTTTGCTTTAGGCTTCCAATAACCTGCCATACTATTTGGAGTCCAAATAGTAACTTTACTTGTATCACGATAGCCATGTGTGATTTCAGCGAGTCTGCGTTCATCGCTGCTACCTTCTAAGAACCAAAGTAGTTCGCCTACGCAGGATTTCCATGCTAACTTCTTTGTAGTAATAGCAGGAAAACTTTCACGTAAATCAAAACGTAACTGTCTGGCGAATACACTTATAGTACCTACGCCAGTTCTATCGTCGCGTACTTCGCCGTTGTTTAATATGTCAATAAGTAGATCGTGATATTGTTTCATATAATACCATTTGTAACACGTAACTTATCCTGCTCATTTTGATCAGGGCCCCATGTTGCTAGTATCTCTTCTAAACTATCTAGTTGTAAAAGTTTATTATTGATGCTCTGTGCATAATTTAGTGCTTCTGGTTGTAAATTTAATCCAATAAATTCTAAGTAACTTAGAGCCTGCATAGGAGTAGGGTGAGGATCAAAATAATTACTATATCTTACTCCTGTAACAATATTCTTTTTTCCAAAATTTTCTTTAAAATGTTTTTCATAAGATTTAGGATATTTATTTAATAACTCACTATAATTTTCTAGTAGCATATCAAACTGTTCTTTTCTGTTATCTTCAATAAACAAAGAGCTATCATTTGTATCAATAAAATCGGCTGACAGCAAAGTTAACTTATCGCACGGGAGTGTATTAAGAAAATTTTCTACCATAAAAATTGTTGACATATCCCTCATCAAATAATGTAAATAACAACCATAATTTTTATAAAACTTTGAAGCAATA